CAGGCATTAATCATTAATAATAGATGTTGGAGTTACTACATCGTGTATTACTTTGGTAGCATTTTTCACAACTGGAAATTTAGATGCCAAAATAGACAAAACTACAAATTCAGCAGTATCAGGTTTTGCTTTTTGCAATTCAACATCAATGTCTGTTGGGTTAAGATTGCCATAAGTTGCGGCTTCTCTATCTATATCGCCATAACTGGATTTTAATGTATCAACTGCCGCTTTTAATTCTGCATTCATGTCATTCCCCTATTTTAAAAAAGTAAGTTTATAAATTGTTGAATCAATCAACGCTTGAATTTCATCAGTAATGTTTTGCAATTCGCTATCAGCACCAACTATTGCACGATTTTTAACAACATACGCTGATATATTTTTCAATTCTGTCAATGCGTCACCTGCTGGCATTTGATACACATTAGGATATATAACAATTGTTTGATTTTTGCCTTGATATGCTTCAACTAAACTGTCAATCAAATCAACAACTTCATCATAGTAAATGCCTAATGCTTGATGCTGTGAGTAGCTTTTAGATTGCAAATGAAGTAAATGTGTATTAGTTGCTCCATGAAACAATGTCAAAAAGTATTCGCCAACTGTCATTTGAGCCTCTTTCATTTCCACCACATTAAATGTTTGCTTCATAATTTATCCAATCGTTAAATGTTTAATGAGCTTTTCACATCGCTAGGTAGCTCAGACCTGCCATTTTCCTCGTCAGGGATGCAAGGATGTAACTGTGTACTATAGATACACAGATTCTTTAACCCCATTTGATTATACCAATAATTTTATTAGTAAAATCAAGCAGGTCTTTTTCTGTTCCATATTTCTTTTCAAATTCTTTTTGTCCAGCGTGTAGAGCAACTCCATATCCTCCATTTTGATGGTGGTTAGGACACAATGGTATTGCGTCAGTATAAACGCTCTTTTGCCCCATCCCAGCACCATGACGGATGTGATGAATATGTGGCTCACTATATCCATAACCAAGTCTTATGCAGACAATACATCCAAGAGAATGGAGTTTATCGTAGTGTTTTTTTTCTGCTTTTGTCATTACCAACTCCATCCCATTTGTGAAGCCCATATCTCTACTTGTTGTTGGTATTCTGTCATTTCTTTGGTTTTAAGTTTAGTTGTGCTTTTAATCTTTTCTACTACTGTATCGCCAATTTTGGTTTGATACCTTAAAAACTGCCATCCCATTAAGTCATGAATTTCATTTTTTTTGTACCCAAGATAATTACCAATGCTGGTGTAAAGTTCCCAAAGACGCTCATTTTGTTCAAGCGTTCTATCATCCTCTGCTTCTTGAATAGTCACTTCCCAAGTCTTTGTCATGTCTAACTGGTCTATCTTTTGAAACAGAAAGCTCTTGTTTTGCGTGGATAAACGCCACGGCTTCTTTTTTGGCATCATTTGAATTATCAAACCTCGTTATAAATTTTGACGGCAACTCCCATAATTCAAACATTTTTTTCTCATTGATTATGTAACTGCAAATTGACACACCATTTGCTCGTATTGCCGTATTACCCCACTTAACCCACTTGATTGCCGCGACCATCAAGTATATCCAGCATTGCATTAAGCCACTTTACACCGCCTAATTTTTTATAAAGAGCCAACCTATCAGGGCGAAGTCGCAGGCTCGTTGTGACCGCTTTGAGTCCTATTGGCAACGCTTTTCTTCCAGCTTTGTTTCTAACGACTACACTATCTGAGTTCATTTATATTCCTTAAAGACCTATACACTATATTATAGGCTAATGATGCAATGCGTCAACTCTTTTGATATTAAGCGTAGAAAGCATATCTGCAAGACGCTTTCTATTAGCTTCTTTTTCCTCAGGAGTAAACTTCCTAGCCAACTTTGGCGTATATTGCCTATTGACTTGCTCTTTGCATAAATCAATGATTTCTTTTGGCGTTGGTGGTTTTGTATTATTGTCAGTCCACTTATCAAGTGCCTTTGCAACAATATTAAAATCATAAGGGTTCAGCTTCATCCACCAAACTGTCACAGCATCTTTAGAAAGCTCTTTGCCTTTACAAACTTCCATACATACATTAATCATGTTCCAAAAGTTTCGCTTCTCTTGGTCTAACATCGCTTATGTCCTTTTCAATTAAAATTTGGCTCGTAGAATTAATCCATGCGTCAGCACTATCCTCTTGCACCTCATCTTGCCATCTACCTTGATTAATCCAAGTAGCAGGGTTAGGAATATATTGACCATCACTTTTGTTCCATTGAGTAGTACGCTTTTGCCAACTTAAAGAATCTAATACTAGGTCTATAGGTGGCTTGTTGCTGTTCCATGATTTTCTAGCGGCTTCTTTGCCAACTTTCTTTGGATATTCTTTCCAAAATAACTCAAAGTTTTCATCTACCGCCATAGAGGGTTTAGTCTTATCTATTGTTATCTTATCTAATCTATTCTTATCTGCGCTGATATAATCTGATGCCGTCATGACGCTGTCATGATTTAGCTTAATGTTTTGTATCATTTTACGCATCTCAGGATTGCTGGTAGCTGAACCCATAAGCCTTTTAGCTACCTTTAAGCAAGTAATCTTCCCATCAATGTTTTCAAATAAACCTACATCAACAAATCGCTTCATCATTTCTTCTACCTTTTGAGTAGTAGAGCCAGTATTTCTAGCAATAACTCTTGCGTCATGTTTAAGCTCAAAAGTAATGTTATCTTTTGATGTCTTTCCAACAATCAATTCAATGCAATACCAATAAAGACCATATCCCTCTAATCCATAGTCCAACAATACTTCTTGCAACTTTTCATCTAGGTTTGCACTAGAATCATGTCTAAACCATTCCATTTTTAGTCCTTAATGTGCCTTTGATATTTTCTTGTTTTTAGGTTGTTGTTCATCATATTCTTCTAAAGCCTCTATAATTTTTCCTACAAATAACCATGCGTAATCATTATTAATTCTGATAGCTGGGAATAGCTCACCATTCTCGTCAGTCTTATCATCATTAATAACCAATTCGCCATCTGCCTCAATACCAATCCAAATTTCACGCTGTGATTTAATAATATGTAATGACATCTTTTCTTATCCTTGTCTTATCCAGCAACTTGCTGTGCATCTATATTAATTGTTCAATTTGCATTATGCAATGCTTTTATTAATTAAGATATTCTCGTATCTGTTTTTTTGCTTCTTCAAATCCATAACAAACGACAGCCATGTAGCCAAGTGATGTTGCTTTAGCCATAAACTCTTTTTGATTTTCTTGTAGCCTGCCGCCTTTGATTTTCATTTCAATAAACATTCCATGAAGTCCCATTTTGGGAACCATCAAAAATAAGTCAGGAACGCCAGCTTGTACGCCCTCTGCTTTCAATTTAATAGCTGTACCTATATGTCTAGCTCCACCATTTGGAATTGCCCACAGACATTTGTCGTACTTTGGGTATTGTAATTTGAACCATTGAACTACCAATTTCTGTTCGTGATGTTCACTCATTTTGACCACCTAAAAATAATTTAAAATATATTTAAAAAAAGTATTGCATTTATTATTAGAACGCCTAGAATGTTTTTTATGCAGTGCATTTTAACTGAAACGGAGCATGAAATGACAAACAAAGAATTAGTGACATTGATTAACAAGACACCTGTGAAAGTAAGAGCAACGATTGCTGGCACAGATTGTTATGTGAATATTGAGAAGCAAGATTTTAAAGCAATGTTGATGGAGCAACCTGATGCAGAAATGTTTGAAGTAGATATGTGGAAAGAAGTTATTTATGTTGAAGCAATTTTTGAATAAGGAGAATGAAATGGAAGGCTTGATTTTGCATAGAAGAAATTTTGCAGACTGCATGAAAACTGAATTTAAGATTGAGTTTTTAAAAGAATTTGAAACTGCCGCTGTATATACCTGTGGCGCAGAAAGCGATATTGAATTTTGTGATATGGCTTTTGAAGCAACCAATAGTATTGACTACCATTGGTCTGAAAATGATGGCATTGAAACAAAAGAACCCTATAGCAAGAGGTCAACAAGTGTGGGTGATTTGATTTGGATTGAAACTAAGATTTATATGGTTGCAAATTTTGGTTTTAAATTGGTTAAAGACACTAGATTTTAAGGAGAATGAAATGACAACTGTAAAAGAATTCAAAGATGGTGCTGAGTTAAGAATGCCAATTTATGTTGAAAAACCCTATGTAGTTTTAGGTGACAATGGCAATGGCGGTCAAATGGTTTTAGGTTCAGGTGAGCTTGCTGAAATATTAAAATGGGTAGGAAACATTACATATTATGACCATTGTGAAATTGACATCCGTGAGTATGACTTGTACCTAAATAACAATACTAGAGTTGATGGCTGGACATTATTTTATACAAAGGAAGAAAAATGAACTACGCGAACCATTTAGGATATACAGATGTAAACCCTTATGAAATTATCAAAAGACTTACTGAAAAAACCATTGAAATTAGAGCAATGAATTGTGAGCAAGATATGTCTGTGAAACCCAGCTTTGACATTGGTGGGTTTTCAGCGCATAGCGACAATGCTCAAAAATGGTTCATTACTCCTGACGAACAGGCAAGCATCATTAAGATTAGGTTGCACAAAAATAACCAATGGTATGACAAACACGGCAGACGCTTTAGTTTAAGTGACAGTCCACGCAAATTTTACGATTACAACTTTTAGGAGTACGACATGGGATATTTTAGTGAATTAGACATTGAAAAACATGAGCAGAATATTGACGCGGCTCAAAGAGAAATAGATATGCGTGAAGCTCAAGGTGAAGACATGAGTTTGGCATACATTGACACAGGCAATTATAAAATTATTAAGCTACCTTTTTATGTAGAGCGTCTAGATAACGAGCCAGTAGTCGTTATGAATAGGTTTGGTGGTGATTCATGTGTGTTAGTTCCTGAAGCAGTTGCAGTCTATGACAGTATCATGGGAGCTGAAATGCTTGGTCAATACCAAATGGTTCAATGGGGATGCGCTTGGTTTAAAGAACATTACCCTAAAGAATATATGATTTTATTGGATTAAAGTATTGCTTGCATTATCCTGTGAGCTTGTTAGAATGTTTTTGTGCAATGCAAATTTAGGAGATTAAAATGACTGTTGTAGCTGGTGACTTTATTATTGATAGCAGAGATGTCCAAGATGAAATTGATGCGTTAGAGGTCTTGGAAAATAAAAGCGATGATGACATTGCAAGATTGAATGTTTTATTAGAGTTAAAAGAATCTGTTAGTGAATATGATAGTGATTGGGGTTATGGTGCAACTCTAGTCTGTGAAGATTATTGGATTGATTATGTGCGTGAGCTTTGTGATGATGCTGGATATATTGGTAAATATTTTCCAAGTTGGATTGCAATTGATTGGGAAACAACGGCTCAACATGTGGCACAAGATTATACGACAGTAGATTTTGATGGCTCAACATACTATGTGAGGTGTGCATAATGGGATTAGAAACAGTTGTAGTATATGGCGTTAGTCTTGATGTTTATTATGATGTAAGTATAGAAAAAGACCCATACGGAACTGGCGATAGCCCAACCAGCTATGAGTTTGATATTAAATCTATTGAAGCTATTGGCGACACTCAAGACTTAACTGACCTTTTGCATGAAAATGTTATTGAATCAATACATGAACAATTAATTGAAGCGGAGCGTGATAATGGATAATTTAACTATTGTAGTTTTAGGCTTGATAATTTTCTTGGCTATTTTAATTGGTGCGGAAGCACTAGCTAAAATCTTTAAATGGGATTGATTATGAGCGAGCAACAATTCCAAGCAGAAGTAATGGATGAACTTAAACAAAAAGGAGCAACGATGAACAATTATGAAAACCTACGACAAATTAATGTCAATGAACATACTGAAAAAAAGGGAAATTTGACCTATTTGTCTTGGGCTTGGGCTGTGGACATTTTGTTGATGCAAGACCCAATGGCAACTTGGGAATACAAAGAGCCTGTAATTTTTAATGACACTATGATGGTGTTTTGTACTGTAACTGCTTTTGGTAAATCAATGACCGCGCAATTGCCTGTGATGGATTATAAGAACAAATCTATTGTGAATCCTGATGCCTTTGCAGTAAACACGGCAATGCAAAGATGTTTGGCTAAAGCAATTGCGCTTCATGGGCTTGGTCTATATATCTATAATGGCGAAGATTTGCCCCCTAGCGAAGCTCCAGCAGATGTAGATATTGAACCAATGTTAAATGCTATTGAGCAATGTTTGACGCTACCTGATTTGCAAAGAATTTACAGCGAATCAATAAATGTCATTGGCGAGAATAAAGCGTTGAAGTCACAAATCAACAAAGCAACAACTGACAAAAAATTGATACTTTCAAAAGGTAAATAATATGTTGATAAATTCATTATATGGCATGAAAACAACAGAGCAGACAATGGAGCAAAGAAAACGATTAGCAAATGCCATTGCATTGCTTGGGGATAAATATTTGTTGGCAACACCAATTAATAAGGTAAATAAAAATGGATGAAATTCAAGGTTCTGATGATTGGTTTTCTGCGCGTCTTGGCAAAGTAACCGCCAGCAGATTAATTGATGTGTTGACTAATGGCAAAGGAAACGCTGAGTCATTGACTAGAGCTAAATACAAAATGGATTTGGCTTGTGAGATTTTATCTAACACCAAAGCAGAATCATTTATCAATGATGCAATGGCTAGAGGAACTGAGCTAGAGCCAATTGCTAGAATGTTTTATGAAGTTCAATTCAATGTGCAGGTCAAAGAAGTTGGCTTTATCAATCATCCAACAATTGCCATGAGTGGTGCTAGTCCTGACGGCTTGGTAGGTGAAGATGGATTAATTGAAATTAAATGCCCTAACAAAAATACACATGGCACGACAATCTTGACTGGTGACATTCCAGCAAAGTATATTAGTCAAATGCAATGGCAAATGTCTTCTACAGGTCGCGCTTGGTGTGACTATGTGAGCTTCTGTCCTGAAATGATTGATGGGTTGCAGTTGTTTGTAAAAAGAGTACCGCGTGACAATGAGTACATAAGTAAAGCTGAAGTTGCTGTAGTTGAATTTTTAAAAGAAGTAGATGACATCGTAAATCAAATTAGAGGATATAAGATATGAACAATTTTAATGGTATTGGTAATATTGGCGGTGATGCTGAATTGCGTCATACGGCTGACGGAACTGCAATACTTTCATTTAGCGTAGCTATCAATTATGGATATGGTAAAAATGCCATTACATCTTGGTTGCGATGCAGTTTGTTTGGCAAGCGTGCAGAAACACTACAGCAATACCTGCTAAAAGGAACAACAATAGGCGTTCAAGGCGAGATTGCATTACAGGAATACACTAACAAGCAAGGCGAAGTAAAAGCGAGCCTAATATGCAATGTGAGCAATGTGACGCTATGTAGTAAAAAAGAAAACAATGGTGCTGGAACTCCACCACAAAATAAAGGTGCTGGTGCAGACCCTATTGATGTATTTGATGAAGAAGAAATACCATTTTAGTTTACAGCCAAAAGATGTTTAAGGGTCATTGAGTAGGCTTTTTTTAAGGTATTAATATGAATGATTTTAATAAATTTATGAAACATCTTGATGATAGCCATGATTCTGTGTGGCAAATCGCTAGATGGCTTGTAAGTCGGGGTAATAAAGTTACAGTAAATTCTACAATTAAAGCAAAATCTGCAGATGAATTAAAATATTATACTGATGAGGGTGATTTATATATTAATCAAAGAATAGAAGTTAAAGGATTAGGTTCTGATTTTACCTGTGCGGAAGATTGGAAATTTGGCGATAATTTTATGGTGTGTGCAAAACATTCGTATGATAGAGCAAATCCAAAGCCATATAGTTACATTTATTTGAACAAAGCTAGAACGCACATTGCAATATTAAAAACCACCACTTTTCAACATTGGTTTGTTCGGAATATAAAAGATAAACGATATGATAATGTTGTACAAGATTTTTACATTGTGCCAACAAAGTATCTTACATTTATGGAATATAACTTATGAAAACAGAATTTAAAATACAAAACGACATCATTAAATGCGCTGGTCAAGATGAAAACGGCAATATGATTTGCGCTTACAGAACTTCATGCGATAGGTATATGCGTGATACATCTAAATTTCAAGATTGGGCAAATTATTGGAAAGCTGGTGATGACTGCCCACAATATCGTACAATTACCAAAAATTAAACTTCGTGAATTTTGCCTCTAAAACTAACAATGCCATCACTAATGACTTGAACAGTTTCAGGGGGAAGCAATACCCCTTTGTGATAAGTAAGCACCGCAAATCCGCTACGCCAATTCTTTGGATTATCCTCTGTGTAATGCAAGAATTGTTCACCATCAGGGTCAGCGAGAGTTCCAGTATCTACCCCATAGCGAGTGCCATTATAATCTGTGTATGGTGTTACTTTAAGACTATGTAAATGTCCAGTTACAATGCTTTTGCCAGCTCCCATAGTATTGTTATGCGTAGCATGAATGCCACCTTTCCATCTATGTTTAATTACTGTATCGCCATTGACCCATGTAGCCCAACACAAAGACCATTCTTGAAAATGAGCTTTTAAACTAAAGCCATCTACAGATTCATATTGCGAAGCATTTGCCGCAAGAAATCCCTCAAACCTAGCGTCGTGATTGCCAAGCGTCATAGCTAAAAAAGCACCTTTTGCGGTGCTTGATATTCCATGCATCATTACTTTGCATGATTCTAATTCCTCATACACATTGGGCTTATGTTCCATGAAACCAATTTTAGGATGCCTGCTAATAGACGCGCCATCAAATACATCCCCATTTGCCACAATCAATTGTGGCTTTAGTTCTTCAATGAATTTAAGTAAGGCTCTATAAGCGGTTGTTGGCTCTATAGACCAAAAATGTGCGTCTGAAAATACAATAGCACAGCCGTCTTGAATGTTGACATTAATGCGAGCCGCATGGTGTTCAATAACAGGAGCTTCTACATTTGCTGATAAAGAAATAGCGTAACGACCTTCAATAGCTCTACGCCTGTCGTAGATGTTTCTAACTGATATTCCAAATTCTCTTGATAGCTTTGCTGGTGACTTTAATCTTTTCCATGCGGCTATAAATTCTTCATCCGTTACGATTGCCATAACAACCCCTTATTTTTTTAATGACAAGTACATTCTTTCGCCTATTACAAAAGACATACACGCGCCACTTAAATCAAGCATCATTAAAACTATGTTTTGTGACAAGGATGTGTCAAAGACTGCGACAATAGTAGCAAGCCAAATCAATAAGATAGCTACATATCTAAATGAAGCTCTAAAATTTGTTACCCATCTTGATGGCTCACCACTTGGTTTGTCTATGTCAGCTAGTGCTTGAAGCCTTGCTGTTTCAGCTTCCATTAATTTAATTCGCTCATCCACATTCTGCGGAGTACCGCCAGCACCGCCTGAAAACTTGGCAAATAAACCACGAACGCCATCTGCAAGAACAGGAATGACTGATGGAAAAATTAAAGATAAGATGCTATTCATAGTGTTTTACCTTTTTGAAAGTCGGTTAAAGACAAGCCATTTGTGTATTGACAATGTGCCGTTTCCTTAAGTTTGCCAGTCCATCTACCTGCCCACTCAAGCCCTACTTCCTCAGCGATTTTGCCGCATGCAGAATAAGCAAAGGTGTCATTCCAACGAGCCTTACCACCGCACACAGCAACCCAATCAAAAGCAACACGATAATTATGGTAGCTTTGCCCACCCTTAGCATTGGTAACAATCTTGCCTTTAGTTGTACGACCTTGTGAGTAAATTGCATTTTGAGCCTCTATATCGCGATAAGTGCTGTAGATTAATATGTCATACCCTGCTTCGTTGCAACGCTTAACAAACGCTTCTGCAAGTGCTTTAACACGCGGATGCAAATCATCTAGGCTTCTACTATTTACCAAAATAAATTGTTCCCATAATTAAACCACCAACAATTAACCAAACAACCCTTTCAACCCATTGACTAGATGCCGATGTTACTTCAATCTTATTTACTCGCACTTCAAGCAAAGATTGTTGCATATCGTATGTGTCCATGCGTTTAAACAAAGTAATCATTCTCTCTTCCATGCGTGCTAGTGAAATAATTGCCTCGCCTACTTTGTCCAGCTTTTCTTCAATGCGATTTAGTCGTGTTGTTTGGTCATCCATAATTTTCTCAATTCAACTTCTTTGCATACTGTATAAACATTGATAAATCCTCGCTTGAGTAAATCACGACAAGGCTTCCATCATCCAAAGTTATTTCTAATTCTTCTTTATCAATAGCAACGCCAACAATCTTTTTGCCAATCATGTGGCTAAAATATTCTTCTACTAATTGCTGGTCTGTTTTTTTAGGCATCTTCTGCATCCGCAAAGTCTTTAGCCTTTAATGCCAAGTACACAGCTTCACGGGTAGCATCTTTAATGTAGTCATCGCCTGTAAATGTTAAGTTATTCCATGCTACTGGATTGTGATTTTCATTACGCACTTCTTTGCTTACATAGCCGTTAATAACAACCTCAAGATTTTTATTCTTGAAATCTTCTGTAATAGAAAAAATATTCCAATAAGTTGCATCAATTCCAAATGCTGTGTTTATTGCTTTTAATAATGCCATGATTAACTCCAATTTCCGACTGTGATGTTAGATGAATTTGTTTTTGATACTGGTGAGATTTTAAAGTAAGAGTTTGCAACCACAACAATCGCAAGTGCAGTTGACAATGAAACAGAAGGAATTATTGTTCCAGCCGTAGTAATTTTAATAATTCCACGAATAATTGCATTTCCATTTGATTGTGTATTTGCAGGTGATATAGCAGTATTTGCTGTATTGTTAAAACTGAATTGCCCTGCTGCTATTGGGGTGACTGCAGAAGTTTTACTTGCCAAAGCAGTCCATCCTTGAGAACCAATTACCGCAGTACCTGTTACTATTGCAAAACCAAAAGAAGTAATTCCAGTAAACCCGCTTAATCCAAATTGACATTCAAATTGATATGTACCTATGGGCAATGTAACCGCACCATTAGTAGTATTATTAAATAATTGTTGAGCCGCTGTTTGTGATATTAATGTATATGGTGTATCTAAAATTACAAATTGTTCAGATGGCATAACTCCACGAGTTGATGCGGCAACTGAATTATAAAAAGCTGAGCCATCATATTCAACAAGTCCAGCAGATGCCGTTGGTAAACTTGTTTTTGTGGCTAATATAGCATTGCCATTAAGCGTTGTAGTGCTGTAACCTGTTGTAGAACCAATAGCAATATTTTGAGTATCTGAACCGCCACGACTTGTTGTTGCAATGCCAATATCATTACTATAACCGCCAATAGACATATTGCAATAAGTAGAATAACCGCCTAAATCTAAAATTAAGTTTGGAGAACCGCCATTTGCTAAATTAATTGTTTTATTGCCTGTTGAAAGACCACTTGCAATATTAACTGTTTGAGTGCCTGTACCTGTTGCTACATTAATTACATTAGTTCCATTAGCAGTTGAGCCAATAGTAACTGTATTAGTGCCTGATGAAGCGTTACTTGCTATATTAGTTGTTTTGCCTGTAGAAGAACCTGTATTAATATTAACTGTTTGAGCCTGTCCACTACGACCAAGCGTTAATGTTTGTGTGCCTGATGCCGCCCCAATAGTAACAATAGTGCCTGTGCCACCAATTTGAACAGTTTGTGCGCCAGCAGTTGTGCCACGACCAATTGTAATTTGTCCTGATGCCGCACCTGTACCACCAATGTTAATTGGCTGACTTGATGTTGATTGACCAATTTGTAATGTGCCTGTAGCATCTGTGCCACCAATTGTTACTGCACCAGTTGATTGCGTAGTGCCAATGTCAATTGCTTGTGTTGTTGTTTGAATTAATGCGCCATTAGCAATAGATGGGGTGAAAATTAATGGTGTTGTAATTGTTGGAGTATTATTAAATACAGCATTGCCATACCCTGTTATTGCTTGTGTTATAACAACTTTGTTTGGGTCTGTAAGTAACACTTGATTAGCACTAACATTTGGTAATGTGATATTGGTATCTAAAATTGTTGAAAAACCTGTAACTCTAAAAAGTTGAGTATTAATATCAACCTCATCGTCATTTAAAAGAGTAATCCCGCCATTAGATGATGCGCCAATTTGTGTAACTCCTGCATCTGCAACATTTATACTAACTCCATTGCCGTCAATATTTACAACACTTGAATTATTCCCAATTTGCACATTACCATTCATGGTTGGAGAATTAGACAATAAGACAAAATTGCCTGTGCCTGACACGCTATAAGATGATGACCATTCACTACCTGTTGAACGAGCAATTCCAGCAGACGGGTAAACTTGCGCTGACGGAGTTACCCAAGTCGTGTTGTAATCAGTTGCATTTACTTTAGCTAACACTTGACCAGTCGTACCGCCTACCGCTACGCCTGCGCCTGTATCACCCTTGTCACCTTTTGCGCCTGTAGCCCCTGTAGCACCAGTAGCCCCTGTGTCACCTTTAACGCCTTGAATACCTTGAATGCCTTGTATCCCTTGAATACCCTGTATGCCTTGCACACCTTGTGGAATAGCAAAGTTAAAGACTGCCGATGATGATGTGCCACTATTAGTAACATTTGCGTTACTACCTGCCGCACCTGTTGTTGTCGTGCCGACTGCAATAGTAGCCGCAGAACCCGTTGCGCCTGTTGCGCCAGTAGC